AAGCACAGCAGGGGGCTGAGCGGGCTAAAGTACTGCTATAATCACAGGCTTGGCCCGGTAGCTCAGTCGGTAGAGCAGAGGATTGAAAATCCTTGTGTCGGTGGTTCGATTCCGCCCCGGGCCACCACGTTTTCGGCCAACCTGTTCTCAGGTTGGCCTTTTCGTTTGTGGGGCTCCCCTGTACACGCGGGGATCGCGCGCAATCTGCGTGTGCCTGGGTCTGGCTGAGTGGGCCGCCAAAACGGCCAGTTCGCTCCTTTTCTGCCCTCTGTTCTCTAGTAAAGAGACGCCAACTTTTACGCCACACCGCACGCATATTGCTATGTGCGACAGGGGCTTACGCGAGTGTCGATTTTTCAAGTTCGCCAGGCAACTTGGAGTAGCGGAACACAAGATCGGCGGGTTTTTCGGGCTGGGACGACAGCAAGGCGCACATCATGACGGTTTCAACCACGAGCCAATGCACGCAGTCGTAGCGGCGGCTGGCTTTTATGCCTTCATGCCCTTCTCGACGAAAGTGGACTGCTCCATCGCCATGCAGACGATTTCCGCACCGTCATGGCCGCACTCGTTGCCATCGTCGTCCATATCGTCGCCACCGCCATAGCTTTGCATGTGGAAGTGAAGTAGCCATTTGTTGCCGTGCTCGTCATCGTTATAGCAGTCGTCCGTTCCCTTCCATTGTGGGTTTGGCACGGCGATCACCACGGGTTCGTCTGGGTCGATGTACTCGCCACTGGCCTTTTCTTCGGGGGTGAGGCTATCCCACTTCTGACAGATTGAGTTCGCGTATTCGACCACTTGTCGTCCGGTCAGCGGTTTGAAAAATCCCATGTCAATCTCCTTTGAAAATTAATCGCGACGCCGTCGTGGCATCTCAAATTTCTGTCTCAACCTGCTGCCGCTGCACACGGCATCCAGTACTCCCCCGGTCGCCGGGTTGATCTCACAAGCGTGCGGTACGCATGCAGCGGCCCCTCGTACTCGGGCTTGCCTTTGTTTTCTTTCTTGATCTTGAACAGGTCGTTGGGCTTTTGGCTGTCCTGGCCCGCTTTCAGCATCACGCGCTCGGCATCGACCTTGACGCCCTTGAATGACCAGAGCGCCTTGAAGACGGCAGCCTGGCCATCAGTGCAGCGGATCGGACCGTGGGGCCAGTCATCCAGCGATACCCACCTGAAGTCCGCCGAGAAAGGGCCAAGGTACGTGGCCCAGGGTTCGGCCACCATCATCGGTGCCTGGCCCGTGTCGTAACCGATCAATGCAATCCCGCCGCCATAGAGCGTGAACCGTTCCTCCAGCGGCAACCACTCGATGCCGAGCGCAAACGGATTGCCACGGACCTCTGGTGCCTTGGGCGCGATGACCCGGATGTCGGCGCCGGCGATACGGACGCGCTCGAAGATGGACGGGTCGGACCACAGTCGGCTCAGGCTCCTGGCCAGTAGCACCGGGGAGCGCCGTGCGTCGCCCAACCGCCAGACACCATCGGCGATGTCGGTGATGCCGTCGCGGCTTTCGATTTCCAGGGCCATCCTCAGCTTTGACCGCAGCCACCCTTCGTCCAACATCATCGCCGCCCGATCGTCAGGTGTCAGCGTGATGGGACCGCATTCAGGGCACTGGCAGACCTGTCCGTCCTTGCCATCACCAACGATCTGACCGCTTTGCAGCTGGCAATACGGGCACAGCACGAAGTTGCGGCTGATGACTGTTGGCTTGATCGCTGCACCCAGGCTGGCGCAGGCCGACACCTCGGGTGGTGACAACGCCCCTCGGAATATGGGCGTGCCGCCCCGAAACAGGCGACAGACCAGCGACCACGCTACGTGGGTCGACATCGATCAGTCCTCGTAGGCGGGTTGTAGATTCGGCACATCTCCGATCGTCACCTCCTGCGCATTGAGCGTTTGACCCTTGGCCAGAATGCCCAGGGCCACCAGGTAGCCTTCCAACTGCGCCTGCAATGGCGCGTCGAACTTGTGCAGATTCAGCCGCCCTTTGCGGGTGATTTCGATGGCCACCATCTTCGCCTTCGACTTGCCGGGCTCGGGTGGGTAGTACAGATTGATCTGTGCGGCGGTGACCATCCAGTTCTCCGACAACGGGCCCGGCAGCTTTTCAGCCAACAGGTCGGTGACGCAGCGGTGGTCGCTTGCCGCCATGGCTGTGCAGTCAAGCTTCAACTGGTTGTCAGGGCTGAGCAGGCTGATCGACTTCACCTGCAGTACGTTGAAACCATCAATCTGCGCCTGCGGCACATCGAATCCCAGCCGCAGCGCCGACAAATCGAGCGTCGGCGCCTTCAATCTTTGCGCATCGAGAGTGGTGTGCAGCAGATGTTCAGCGAACGCCTTGAGCAGCATCTGGTGGTACTTGGCCCCGCCCTTGACCAGCGAGCGGGTGACGCCTGTGCGCGTCGAGTACTCCAGCACCGAATGGATGTTGGGGTTGCCGACGCGGCGCTTGAGGTCGTCCCCCATGAATTCCAACTGGACCGTCGACAGGTCCTTGACGTGCACGCTCAGCAGGAACACCCCAGGACTGCGCTCCATGACGTAGGCCTTGCTGCGGTCGCCACACTGCAGCTCGCGCTGGTAAAAGGCGGCGACATCGGCCCGCAGTGCGGTCAGAGCGGCGTCCGATGTGTCGGGGATGGTTTTGACGCCCAGGTCATGCTGCTGGGCGTTGGTCGCCTGGCGTTCAAAGTGATCAACGTCCCCTGCGCGGTCGAACAGTTCCGGGTGTTTCACGTACAGCCAGAACGAGCGATGGATGTCGCTCTTGCAGGTGGCCAGTGCCGTCAGGGCGGCCCCGTCGCCGGTGGCCACCTGGAACATGGCCTGCGATCCGGCCGAATCGCCAAGAGCGACACTGGCACGCAGTTTGGCGGCCACCGTGTCGCGCACGGCCATGTCAGGGCAGCCGAGCAATGCCGCGATCAGGGCTTGCGTGGTCTCAGGCTTGTCAGTCCAAGCAAAGTCGTCTGGCATCAGCAGCCCATGGCTGGTCAGGAACTCACGCAAGGTGACGTCCACGGGCAACTCACACAGCAGGTCGATCCAGGTTTTTTTCATGTTGGCGGTCCTTTCCGAGGAGGTGTCGGAGGTCTGCGGACCGAAGTCTTGGTGCGCTGGCCGGCGACTAAGTTACTAAACGGATATCGCGTACAAGTAAAGTGACGTGATACAGGGTGATTGTGTCCCGCGCATTTCCGCTTGTCAATCAGGTAGGCACATCTGGCCGACTTTTGTGTCTCGCTGCTATACTCCAAAAGTCCAAACATTGAACACACAGGAGCATCGCCATGGCTTCGGCATTCGGGGCACGCCTGCGGCGCTTGCGTGAGGCGAAGGGGCTGACCCTCCAGCAGGTAGCCGACGCCGTCGGCTGCACCAAGGCTTACATCTGGGAACTAGAAATGAAGGAAGGCCAGCGCCCATCCGCCGAGCGGGTGCGCGGGTTGGCCAAGGTGTTGGGCGTGACGATGGAAGACGTCATGGGTGAGCCCTTGGAGGCTGTGCCTGAGGCCAGCCCCGAAGATGTCCAGTTTTTCCGCGAGTACGCTGGCATGACCGACGAGGAGAAAGACCGTTACCGGCAACTGCTCCAGATCGCGTTCCCCGACAAGGGCAAAAGCGGAGATTGAGTCATGAGCACCACGCAGGCCCTCACCGGTTCCATCGCGGCCAACAACATTCACAAATGGATGCGCGCATGGCACCAGGGGTCTGCACCGGACGCCATTGATCTGGACCTCGTCCGCCAGATGTTGCCGGACACCCCCTACGGTCAGGGTGTTCGCGAAATCAAGGCACCGATGGCGCATGGCCTGGCCAGCTGCGAGGGCATGCTGGTGCGCAACCCACAGGATGACACCGAGTGGGGCATCTTCTTCAACGGCAAGTCACCCGCCGAGCGCCAGCGTTTCACTATCGCCCATGAACTTGGCCACTTCGTCTTGCACCGTGGCCAGCGCCCCAGCTTCAGCTGTGACAAGGAAAGCGTCTATTCCGGCGCCGACCGCATGCGTGACATTGAGCGCGAAGCGGACGACTTCGCCAGTAACCTGTTGATCCCTGGTGACCTGCTGCGCGACGCGATTTCCGACCGGCGCATTGATCTGCACATTCTCAGTGTCCTTGCCAAACGCTTCCAGGTTTCGTTCGAGTCCCTGTGCATCCGGTTCATCAAGTTCACGCCGCAGCGCGCGATCCTGGTCTATTGGGACAACGGATTCGCCAAGTACGAGTGGCGTAGCAGCAGCGCCATCAAGACGCGGGCACGCATCCGGCGCACGGATGATCCGCAAGAACCGTTGCCGGAAACGCTGGCTGCCGACCCGGACATTGAGCAGGAATGGAACGGCATCGACATGCCGGCCGACGTATGGTGTCCAGACGAATCCGCCGACATCACGCTGACCGAGTTCAAGCACACCTACGGTGCGCGGGACCGCGTCCTGTCGCTGTTGCTGCTTGAAAGCGCGACTCCCCGGTCATGGGGTCGGTCGTGGGAGGACGACGTGTCGGACGGTACTATGGGCACATGAATAGCGATTATCGACATCTGGTTTTTGGATGCCAAAGGCCCGCTACGGCGCATTGTTTTGATTTGGCTCGCCGATCACTTCGTGCAGCAGAAGTACAAGTCGGGCGCATCTGGAGTCGACCTGGGGTTTCCGCCGAAAATCCTCAGTATGTAGATGCTGTTCATGATGTGTTGATTGATGTGCATTTCTACTTCATTGCTCTGCGGAACCTATATCGGTTTTTGTATAAAGCCGTCCAAGACCCAATGCTTGTGCACTTGGAGCCTGGTCTTCAAGTTTTGAACGACGTATGGTTTAAGCATTATGCAAAGGGGCGGGAGGCTTTCGAACATATCGATCAGCGCCTGCCAGGGGAAAAACATGAAAATAAGCTTCTCGAGATTTCCGAGAATGGTGCATCTCGAAAGGTTCACTATGGTCTCAGTATGCGCAGCGGAACGTTCTTGCATTCTGATTTGAGCTTCGATATTTCCCAAGAAGCATTTTCGCGTCTCCAAGCAGACGTAAAGCAATTTTTGGCCATGATGGTGGAAAGCGTCTCTCCGCAGCAAAGCGGGAACCTTTAGTCAAAACTTCACAATGGCCGAAGGCCGCGCACTCCCGCTAAAACACGTTACGCGGAGCACCCCCTGTCCATAGCATAAGCAGCGTTTTTCACATGAAAGCCTGCCATGCAAATCGACAAACCCTCCTTCTGCGCGAATGCCGACCGGCCGCGCCATCCCCAGCAAGAAATCGCTGACTTGCTAGCCATCGCGATCCTGCGCCTGCGTGCCGAGGATTTAGCGCATGCCTACTCGACCACACTGGACGCAAAAGACCAGGTTGACCTTGGCTTTTCTGCCCACCAGCGCGTGAATACAAACCTCTATCAAGAAGAAGGATTTCACGCATGACACCACACGCACCACAGTCCGACACCGCCAGCGTTGCCGCCCGGGTCGCACAACTGTCCCACCTGCCCATGGACAACATTTGGGCTCTATGGGATGAGCATTTCGACGAGCGCCCGAATCATCATCACCGGACCTGGCTCGAATCCCGACTGGCATACAAAATTCAGGAACGCGCGTTCGGCGGTCTGAAGATGTCTGTGCGCCGCAAGCTCGAAGAGATAGGCGAGACCGGGATATTGCCACCCCGATTGCGCCGCGACGCGGACCGCCTGCTGCCCGGCACGGTCCTCACCCGCGTCTATGACGACGTCGAGCACAAGGTGACGGTTCGAGGCATGCGCGACTTTGAATATCGCGACCAACGCTTCACGAGCCTCACCGCAGTCGCCAAGGTCATAACCGGCTCTCCATGGTCTGGCCCCGTGTTTTTTGGCCTCAAGACCAAGAAGAAGGAGGCAGCATGAAAAACCAGCGCAACACACCAGCGCCTGCGGCACTCGCCCCTCGGAAGCGCTGCGCGGTCTACACCCGCAAGTCCACCGATGAGGGCCTGGACATGGAATACAACAGCCTGGAGGCGCAGCGGGATGCGGGGCTTGCGTACATCGCCAGCCAACGTCATGAAGGCTGGATCGCCCTGCAGGATGGCTATGACGATGGCGGTTTTTCCGGTGGCAACATCGAGCGACCAGGTCTCAGGCGGCTGATGGCTGATATTGAAGCCGGCAAGATCGATATCGTGGTCGTCTACAAAATCGATCGTCTGACACGCAACCTGACGGATTTCGCCAAGCTGGTCGAAGTCTTCGACCGACACGGCGTCTCCTTTGTCTCCGTCACCCAGCAATTCAATACAGCGACATCAATGGGCCGCCTGATGCTCAACGTGATGTTGTCGTTTGCCCAATTCGAACGGGAAGTCACCGGCGAGCGCATCCGCGACAAGATAGCTGCAAGCAAGGCCAAGGGCATGTGGATGGGAGGTACACCGCCGCTCGGGTACGACGTCGTCGACCGAAAACTTGCGGTGAACGAGCCGGAAGCAGATTTGGTGCGGTCCATCTTCCGACGCTATGGTGAGCATGGCTCGGCCGCAGAGATCGTGCGTGAATTGGAAATCGAGGGGCGGACCACCAAAGCCTGGCAGACACAGAGTGGTCAGTTCCGCGAGGGCCGGCCCATCGACCAGCAGTACCTTTTCAAATTGCTGCGCAACCGGATCTACCTTGGCGAGGTCCAGCACAAAGACAAAAGCTACCCTGGCCAGCACGAAGCCATCATTGATCAGGACACATGGGACCTTGTCCACGCGTTTATTGAGCGCCGCAAACAGGGCCCACGCAAGTCGATCACTCAGCACTCCGCTCTGCTCACGGGGTTGCTTTACGCACCCGATGGTCAGCTGATGATCCACAGTTTCACGCGCAAGAAGAGCGGACGCTTGTATCGGTACTACGTGCCGTATCTTCACAAACGCCGTAATGCCGGTGCAACACTCACGCCTGGCCTTATCGAAATGGGGCCATTGCCTGCAGCCGAGATCGAGACGGCGGTACTGGAGCAGATCCACAAGGCGTTGTGTGCGCCAGAGTTGATGCTGGCGACATGGCGCTCCTGTCAAAAGCACCCCAAGGGCGCCAAACTCGAGGAAGCACAAGTGGTGGTAGCCATGCAGCGCATTGGCGCCGTATGGGACCAACTGTTCCCGAAGGAACAACAGCGGATCACGCAGTTGCTGATCGAGCGGGTCCATCTGCACGAGCGTGGCCTGGATATTCTGTGGCGCGAAGACGGCTGGCTGGGTTTCAGTGACGACATCCACAACCACCCTCTGGTGGAAGAAACCAAGGGTGCAGCCGAGGAGGTGTACGCATGAAAAACACCGATACCCAAGTCACGCGTCCGGAGAACAGTAGGCAGCGCAATGTGCGCATCGAGATTGGCCAGGACGCCCGCAACTACATCACTGGGCAGCAGCGCGTGACGATGGTGCCGCTGACGATCCGGCGCAAGCGAAACCACAAGGTTATGACGCCACCCCCTGGTGAGCATTCGGTCCTCGGCTCGGGTGGGGAAGACATTTCCATGATCCGCGCCTTGGGCAAAGCCTTCTACTGGCAGAAGCTGCTCGATCAAGGCAAATTCGCCACCATCCGAGATCTGTCCAGGTCAATGAAATTAGAGCAGGGCTGGGTCGCCGAAGTGCTGCGCATGACCATGCTGGCGCCGGACATCATCGAAGCCGTCCTCGACGGAAAACAGCCTCGGCATCTCAATTTGCAGACACTGCGTGGACGGCATGAGCCGTTGCCACGGGACTGGGAGGAGCAGCGACGATTGTTTGGATTCTCGATCTAATATGCGCCAATTGATCAGATAATGCCGAGTTTTCTGAAAGAAATCGACTGCGAGGAGTGGCTCACCTGCAATTCCTTTCCAGGCTTGTCAACCATGCTTGAAGATTTTGAGCATGATGTGCGTGACGCGAATAAATGTTGCTAGAGCACAAACAGAGATAAATATCCAAATTAACGAGTACCACCCCGCTTGCGTGCTAACAAAATAGCCGATCACATTGATGCTACAAAACAGAAGGTTTATCCAGATCGCTTGACCGATGTAAGATACAAGTTCCTCGATGTAGCCGCTTCTTTTTAGTTCTTCGATTATTGGCGAGCTCATGCTCATGAGAATTGCCTTGCTTGTAGCAAGAAAACCCACGAAAATACCAGACACCGTTAACGTGGCCGAGAGCAATGAGTCGTCCGTTGGAAATGTACCTTGCATACGTAACCATAAAACTGATGCTATGAGGCCCAGTAAGTACGGGTAGATTTTCTCGAAAAATAGTTTCATTTTTCTATCTCAATATCTGGTGCCATCCGTTCTTGGCTCGCACTAACGCTCGCCATCTTTCGTCGCGAGGATACCGGAGATCAGCGCCCAAAACGAGATCGTTGAACTCAATTGAGAGTCTATGGGCGATAAGATCCAGAACCTCAGTGACCGAGTCTTGATTCTCTTTGCCAGAAACTTCCAGTTTGGTGATGGCGTCAGGATTTTGTCCAAGAATTGAGCGAAGAGCCGAGAGGCCGTCGAGCGCGTTTTTAGCGAGGCTACGTTGACGTTCACCTTGGACGGAAATCTCAACTTTTATTTTATCTGCCCCGTTCTGTCGTCCATAATCAATTGCCTCAGAAAGAGCACGACCTCGCTGCCTATCTTGTTCAGACATCCTCGTAATATCAAGGCAAAAGGATATCTTGCGCGTTATGCCATGGTTCAGAAGTCGGCGTTCAACATCTTCATCATATTTCGGTTTAAAAGTGTACAGGCTTGTTTCTGTTCCGTCATATGCGCTCAGATAATCTGCTATAGCTCCAGCCCTTACCCCAAAGTGGTTGTATTCAACCAGAATATATCCGCTTGCGGGATCATAAAGAGCAGCTGTCTCTTCGCCAAATCCTTCTTCTTCATCGAACTCGAATCCTTCAACTTCAGAATCTCGTCCGACTTTGCCTGGACCGTTACTGGTTCTGATTCTTACGAAGTCCATCAGCCATAATCCATTTTTTTGCGATACAGACTCAGCCCTGAGCTCGACTTGATTTATTAGTCTGATTCTTTCTCTGAGGCTTGGTTCGCTCTCAATTTGTAGCAATACATCTTGAAGGGTTCGACTTCCATCAAAGGAATCAACTTTATAGGCGTGTATCTTCATAAATTTTCTTGATGGCGATGGCTTAGAGTTGGCTGCTGGCGTAAGGTTTGTATGATCAATCGGCGTATGGTAAGGACCTTACAAAGTTTCAACATCGTAGCAATATTACAGAATCTTTCTTCCGAGATGGCGAGCCAAGTGCTCGCCGTTTTGCATTCTGGACGTCATTGGCGAACTGGAAGTTTCCGCTGAGTTCGCCAATCGCTCCCTCGTAAGTTCGCCACCCGAATTCTCCAATGACACCTGTTCCTCAACAGCCTCAAAGGAGAGTCTCATGGCCGCCACGGCAAGCCCCCAAACCCGGTCGTCCTACCCGGCGATCAACACCCTGGCACCTGGCGATCGCCGGGTCCTGAACGAAAACGAGCTGGCACAGCGCTGGGGTGTCAGCCCCAAGACCCTACAACGCTGGCGCAGCGAGGGCCGTGGCCCTCGTTACCTCAAGCTCTCCAAGCGGGTCAGCTATCCGCTGGAAGCCATTCTCGACTTCGAGTACAGCGCGCTGCACGAGTCGACCGCTGAACGCGTGATGGCATGAGGGAGATGGTCATGAACGATTTGTCCATCTTCCCAGCCGACATCGCCGAGATGTCGACCGCCCAACTGGCCAGCTTGCCGACCCAGCAACTCTACGAGGTCGACACCAACCTGGATCAGGCCATCGCTTGGCTCAAGAGCGCACGCACCAAGGTGGATGCTGCCCTGGATCAGCGTTTCGGTGCCCAGGGGCGTGAAGCCCTGCGCGATACCGAACGCGATTTCGGTACCGCCCACCTCAAGGCTGACGGCCTGCACGTGAAGTTCGAGCTGCCCAAAAAGGTGTCCTGGGACCAGAAAAAGCTCAAGGCCATCGCCCAGCGCATCGTCGCCTCCGGCGAAGCCGTTGAGAGCTACCTCGACGTGAAGCTGGCCGTTCCTGAGTCCCGCTACACCAACTGGCCACCGGCGCTGCAGCAGCAGTTTGCCGATGCCCGCACGGTCGAGGCCGGTAAGGCCACCTTCCAGTTGTCATTTGACTTGGAGGGTTGATCATGAACCAGCAACTTGTCCCCTTTGACTTTGAAGGTCGCCCCGTCCGAGTCGTGACGGATTCACAAGGTGAGCCATGGTTCGTCGCAGCCGACGTCTTGGCGACCATTGGTCTTGATCGCAAGGCACTTGAGCGTCTGGATGAAGATGAAAAGGGTGTGAGTTCAATTCACACCCCCGGCGGCGGCCAAGAGATGACTACGGTCAACGAGCCCGGGCTCTACACCCTGGTGCTTGGCAGTCGCAAATCCGAAGCCAAACGCTTCAAACGGTGGGTCACCCACGAAGTATTGCCCTCGATCCGCAAGACGGGCAGCTACGCCGTTCCCGGAGCGCTAGCCAGTCTGCCGGCTCCCACACAGGACCGCGTTACCGCGCTGCTCCTGATTGGCGAAGCCGTGGCCAAAGTACCCGGGGTGAAGGCCGGCATCGCTATGGCGGCCACTCTCACCTGCATCCAGGAAAACACTGGCCTCGCCGTCGAGACCTTGCGGCGGACGCTGCCCGCGGCCAATGAACCCATCTGCTCGCTAAATGCAACTCAACTCGGAAAACTCGCCGGCCTGTCCGCTAAGACCGCGAATCTGCGTTTGGCAGCCTTGGGTCTGCAGAACCGCAACGATCGCGATGAATGGGAGCTGACCGACGCTGGTGAAGCCTGGGCTGAGGCCATGCCGTATTCCAGAAATGGTCACAGCGGCTACCAGATCCTCTGGAACCCAACGGTGGTTGAGCAACTGCGGGAGGTGGCGTGATGGCTCTCCCAATCATCTCCGCATCCCAGCGCTTGGCAGAAAAGCAAGGGGTCAAGCTGGTGCTGCTGGGCAAGTCCGGCATCGGCAAAACCACCCAGCTCAAGACCCTGCCTGAGGATCGTACGCTGTTCGTCGATCTGGAGGCCGGCGATCTCGCGGTCAAGGACTGGCATGGTGACTGCGTGCGTCCCACCACCTGGCCCGAGTTCCGCGACCTGGTGGTTTTCCTGGCCGGCCCTAACCCAGCCCTGCCGACAGACGCGCCGTATTCCAAGGCTCATTTCGACCATGTGTGCGAGCGCTACGGTGACCCGGCCCAACTGGCCAAGTACGAAACCTACTTTGTCGACAGCATCACGGTGCTGGCGCGCCTGGCGCTGATCTGGGCCAAGGTCCAGCCGCAGGCGCTGTCCGAGCGCACGGGTAAGCCCGACAACCGCGGGGCCTACGGTCTCCTGGGCCAGGAAATGCTCACTGCACTGACCCACCTGCAGCACGCCCGTGGCAAGCACGTGGTGTTCGTCTCCATCCTGGACGAGAAGCTCGACGACTTCAACCGCAAGGTGTTCGTGCCGCAGATCGAGGGTGCCAAGACCGCCGCTGAGCTGCCCGGCATCGTCGACGAGGTGGTGACCCTGGCCGAGATCAAGGCTGAGGACGGTAGCAGCTACCGCGCCTTCATAACCCACACGCTCAACCCCTACAGCTACCCAGCCAAGGACCGCTCCGGCCAGCTCGATCTGCAGGAGCCGCCGAACCTGTGCGCGCTCATCGAGAAGTGTGCCGCCGCCACCCGTCCATCCCATCCGGTTTTCACTTCCCAAACAACCAAGGAGTAATTCATGTCCGTCTGGAACGATTTCAACGACGCTGAACAGCAGCAATCCTTCGACCTTATCCCCAAAGGCACCGTGGCCAAGGTCCGCATGACCGTCAAGCCCGGTGGTTATGACGACCCGAGCCAAGGCTGGGTCGGTGGCTATGCCACCCAGAGCTTTGAGACCGGCAGCATCTTCTTGGCCTGCGAGTTCGTTGTGCTCGAAGGTGAATTCGCCAAACGCAAGCTGTGGTCCAACATCGGCCTGCAAAGCCCCAAGGGCCCGACTTGGGGCAACATGGGCCGCACCTTTGTGCGCGCCGCCCTGAACTCGGCCCGCAACGTTCGCCCCGACGACAACACCCCACAGGCCGCTGCCGCCCGCCGTATCCAGGGCTTCCATGAACTCGATGGCCTGGAGTTCATCGCCCGCATCGACATTGAAAAAGACGGGCGCGGCGAATCGAAGAACGTCGTCAAGATGGCCGTCGAACCGGGTGAGCCCGAGTACGCGGCCTTGATGGCTGGCGCAGGGTTCATCCCCAACCGCACGGCGGGGACCCCGACCGCAGTCCCAACCGCACATCCAGCCACGGTTCCAACCGCAGTCCCGCCCGCAGCGGCAGGGCGCCCCGCAGTGTCCGGCAAGCCGGCCTGGGCGCAGTGAGGGAGGGCAATGAAATGCTGGGTCTGTTCCCGACAGGCCCGGGGGTACGGCCATACCGACAACCGGCATGGCATCGGCAACCCCCGGCGCTACCCCATCGATTGGGTGTTTTGTTCCCGTCGCTGCCAGGACGCGTTCCATCGCATGTACGGCCGCTGGGCGGATGCCCAGAAGTTCGGCAAGGAGGTCGAGATGATCGACGCATCTGAGATCGAACGCGCCGCCATGCGCCAGTGCCTCAAGGCCTTCGGTGAGGCCGCCGGCGAGATTGGCTTTGCCAAGCCGCTGGGTAACTACTCCGAAGCCGAAGCGCTGCAGGTGATCGACGCCATCGTCACTGGCTACACGGATGCCATGGCAGCGCACCACGAGGCCAGCAAGTACCCACCGGTGCGCGGCATGCCACCCGCCCCGGATCCGCTGGCCCATCCGTTCGCCGACCTGGAGGACGACTTGCCATGGGAAGAACCGCAGGGGGCGAAGCCATGATGGACTTCAACTCTTCGGCCAGCGTCTCAGGCCAGTTCACCGAACTGATCGACGCCGGCATGCAGCGCAGCCGGGCGGCTCAGCCTGCGCGTGATTACCTCGGTGCGTCGCGCCTGGGCGTGGCCTGCGAGCGGGCGCTGCAATACGAGTTCGCCAAGGCCTCCATCGACAGTGGCCGTCGCCTGGAGGGGCGCATGCTGCGCATCTTCGAGCGTGGCCATGTGATGGAGGACTGCATGGTCATCTGGCTGCGTGAGGCCGGGTTTGACCTGCGCACCCGCAAGGCAGACGGAAACCAGTTTGGCTTTTCGGCTGCCGATGGGCGCCTCAAGGGTCACGTCGATGGCGTGATCGTCGGCGGCCCCGAGGGTTTTGCCTACCCCGCCCTGTGGGAGTGCAAGTGCCTGGGCAACAAGTCCTGGCGAGACCTCGACAAACACAAGCTGGCCGTTTCCAAGCCAGTCTACGCGGCGCAAGTCGCTATCTATCAAGCCTATCTCGAACTGCACGAGCACCCGGCCATCTTCACGGCGATCAACGCCGACACCATGGAGATCTACACCGAGCTCGTGCCCTTTGATCCCGTGCTGGCGCAGCGCATGTCGGACCGGGCCGTCAAGGTCATCACCGCCACCGTGGCGGGTGAGTTGTTGCCTCGCAGCTTCAACGACCCGACTCACTTCGAATGCCGCATGTGCGCCTGGCAGGACCGCTGCTGGAGGAACCCTACATGAATACCCCATCCATGAACGACGTCCTGGGTGAACGTCTTATCGATTCCAGAGAGGCGGCGCACCGTCTGAATATTCCGATCTACCTGCTGACCCACCCGAAAGAGCGCGAGCGCCTGCTGGTGCCGCATTACCGGGTGGGCAAGCTGGTGCGATTCAAGCTCGAGGAGCTGATCAATTGGCTGGAGCGGCAAGGAGGCACAACGCATGCTTGACTTCAATTACGCCCCAGCTGCGTTGCCATCCGATCCTGACGCCACACGTGAGTCAATTCGTGCCGATCTGGTCGCCCGTTTGGACTCCCTCCTGGCCACGCTGTTTCCCGCTGGCAAAAAGCGCAGGGGCAAATTCCTCATCGGCGATGTACTGGGCAGCCCCGGAGACAGTCTCGAAGTGGTGCTCGATGGCGAGAAGGCCGGGCTGTGGACCGACCGCGCAACCGGTGACGGTGGCGACATCTTCGACCTGATTGCTGCTCATCTCGGCGCCAATGCGCATACGGATTTCCCGCGGGTGATGCAACACGCGGCTGATCTGCTCGGTCAGTCGTCTGCAACCCCGTCCCGCAAGGCCAAGAAGAAAGAGGCTCCGGTCGACGAGCTGGGTCCGGCCACCGCCAAATGGGACTACCTCGATGCAGCGGGCCAACTGATCGCCATCGTCTACCGCTATGACCCGCCTGGGGGCAAGAAGGAGTTTCGGCCCTGGGATGTCCGGCGCCGGAAGATGGCACCACCGGACCCCAGGCCGCTGTACAACCAGCCAGGGTTGAAGGACGCGGCCCAAGTCATCCTCGTTGAGGGCGAGAAATGTGCACAGGCGCTGATCTGCGCTGGCGTCACTGCTACGACGGCCATGCATGGCGCCAATGCCCCGCTCGACAAAACCGACTGGTCGCCGCTGTCTGGCAAGGCTGTGCTGATTTGGCCGGACCGCGACAAGCCGGGCTGGGAATACGCAGCGCAAGCTGCGCAGGCCATCTTGTCAGCCTGTGCGAAATCTTGCCACGTGCTGTATCCCCCCGAGGATGCTGCTGAAGGCTGGGACGCGGCTGATGCCATTGCGGAGGGGTTCGATATCGCGACCTTTCTCAGCCACGGGCCGCGTCTGCAGATGCACGACATCACAGATGACGCCGAGCCGGCCGTCAGCAGCGATGAATCGGTGTGGGGCACAGAGGATGCGCTGGCGCTGGCCTTCACCCGCCGGTATCACCGCGACTGGCGATACGTGGCGACCTGGGGGCGGTGGTTGGTGTGGGACGGCCACCGCTGGCGTAACGAAGACACCTTGGCCGCCACCGACCTGATCCGCAGCGTGTGTCGCCACGCGGCCGTGCACGCGGACAACCCCAAGGTCGCTGCCAAGCTGGCGAGCTCCGGGACAGTCAGTGGCGTGGAGCGCTTGGCGCGATCCGACCGCAGGCATGCGGCCACGACCGACGAGTGGGATGCCGATCCCTGGCTGCTCAACACCCCAGGCGGTGTGGTCGACCTCAAAACGGGCCGCACACGTGCCAACGAACGAGCCGACCGGATGACCAAGATCACCACGGCCAGGCCTCAGGGACTGTGCCCGCAGTGGACGGCGTTTCTGGCCAACATCACCGGTGGCGACGACGAACTGCAGGCCTACCTCCAAAGGATGGTGGGGTACTGCCTGACCGGTGCGACGAGCGCCCACGCGCTGTTCTTTCTGTACGGCACGGGTGCCAACGGCAAAAGCGTCTTTGCCAACGTGATCAGCACCATCCTGGGTGACTATGCCGCCACCGCGTCAATGGACACCTTTGTTGAAACGCGTGGCGACAGGCATCCGACCGATCTGGCCGGCCTGCGCGGGGCGCGCTTTGTGACGGCCATTGAGACCGAACAGGGCCGGCGCTTGAACGAGTCCAAGGTCAAAGCCATCACGGGTGGCGACAAAATCTCTGCGCGTTTCATGCACAAGGACTTCTTCGAGTACACGCCGCAATTCAAACCGGTGATCGTGGGCAACCACAAGCCGGCCATTCGCAACATCGATGAGGCGATGCGGCGACGGCTGCACATGATTCCCTTCACGGTGACGATCCCGCCGGAAAGACGTGATCCGCGCTTGACAGAAAAGCTGCTGGCCGAACGCGACGGCATCCTCGCCTGGGCGGTGGCCGGGTGCCTGGCATGGCAGCGATCTGGTCTGCAGCCACCCGCCTGCGTACAGGCGGCGACGGCGGAGTACTTCGATTCCGAAGACGCACTCGGTCGATGGCTTGACGAACGCTGCGTGCGCACCGCCAACGCCAAGTCGCTGACCGCCGAGCTGTTCACCGACTGGAAGCAGTGGGCCGAAGCGGCGGGTGAATTCATTGGCACCCAGCGCCGGTTCTCCGATTTGCTCATCACGCGTGGGCTGGAGAAATGGCGCAACAGCATGGGCGTGCGCGGGTTTCAGGGCATTGGCCTCAAACAGCCGCACACACCCGCATACACCCCCTATTCGGACGACTGACCCCCCATGAAAACCATCGCGTCCGACGCATCTGACATGGCTGAACGTAACTTCTCTACGCGTGTGCTCGCGCGTCACGAAGATAGTTATGTGTTGCTGCGTCCGATGTGTCAGGCCGAGCACGACAGGACTGACAACATGAACACAACGACCATCCTTGCCCTCGACCTGGGCACCCAAACAGGCTGGGCACTGACCAGCCGTGACGGCAGCATCAGCAGTGGTAGCCAATCATTCAAACCCCAACGCTTCGAAGGCGGCGGCATGCGCTTCCTGCGCTTCAAGCGCTGGCTTACCGACATCAAGCAGTGCAACGACGGCATTGACCAGGTGGTCTTCGAAGAAGTCCGTCGCCACGTTGGTGTTGACGCAGCCCACGCCTACGGCGGCTTCATGGGCCAGCTCACCGCTTGGTGCGAGCACCACCAGATCCCGTATCAGGGCGTGCCAGTGGGCACGATCAAAAAGCACGCGACCGGCAAGGGCAACGCCAGCAAAGACGAGATGGTGGCTGCCGTCCGTGCCCGTGGCCATGCTCCGGCTGACGACAACGAGGCTGACGCCATCGCCTTGTTGTACCTGGCCCGTGAAATGGCCACGGAGGGGGTGTGACATGAAAGTGCCCCAATACCGTTACCGCTGCCCCTTGGGCAATCTCCAGCCCACCACGCCCGACCTGGATGCCGTCAAACGCGAGGGCTGGCGCACCGATCACATCCTGGTGGTCTCCGAGCACGACGAACGGCTCGACTGGGTGGAGAAACAGTTCGTGCGCAGGCTGGGCGAACGTCTTTACGGGGATGGAGGCAAGCGCCATGGCTGAGACCCGAACCGAATGGACTGTGGACGAGGTGGCCGCCCGGTTTGCCGAGGCTGCCGAGACCGCACACAAGTTGCCCCGGGTCAGACCAGGCGGCTACTTCAACCCCTGGATGACGCTTGCCATGCAGGTGCCCGAACGCTACCCCGATCCCGAGCGCCTGTACCGGCCCATACCGCCCAGCCCACAAGCCGTGGAGAGAATGCTCGAGACCATGCGCTGGGTGCAGTGGCTGGAGGTGGAGCAGCGGCACCTGGTCTGGATGCGCGCCAACCGCTACGAGTGGCAGCAGATCGGACGGCGCTTTGCCTGCGACCGGAATACGGCCTCACGGCGCTGGCACCGGGTCATGGAGCTGGTGGCCCATCAACTCAATCGGGGAAACGGCGCTGCGTGATTTAACGTGTTTTGGCGTGTGTGCGGGTAATGCCTGCTGTCAATGCGGCTTAGAGCGAAGAATGCGCCTAGATCCGAATGCAGCATGAAGGCCCATTTGAGCGTACAGTTTCAGCTATGGTCAGGACAGAAGTGCAGCGATGCATGAGGGGATCAAAAACACCTCGCACCTGAGGAAATCAACGGGTCCTTCCTGGCCAAATAGTAATGCGGGGGGCAACAGCGCGAGATTTCGATAGCGACTGCCCTGAAAAACAGGTTACCACCCGGCCAGGTTACCGGCCTGTGGTTACCACCGCCCCCGACAGTTACCACCCCTTCAAGTTTCTCACCCGCCCGGCGGCAACGCTCGGCGGGTTTTTCAATTCCATGACGCCAAACCTGCAGATCGAATATCGCGCGATCGATGCGCTGCTGCCCTACGCAAGAAATCCGCGCACACACTCGCCGGCTCAGATTGCCAAGATCGCGGCCAGCATCGTGGAGTTTGGCTGGACGCAACCCATCCTGGTTGATGGGGAGAGCGGCATCATCGCCGGACACGGGCGCCTGGCGGCGGCGCGCAAGTTGGATCTGGCCGAGGTCCCTGTCATCGAACTGGGCCACCTGACCCCTGCGCAAAAGCGCGCCTACGTGATCGCCGACAACCGCCTGGCGCTGGATGCTGGCTGGGACGAGGAGTTGCTGGCGCTCGAAATGGCGGAACTGTCCGAATCGGGTTATGACCTGCTGCTCACCGGCTTTGACGATGACGAACTGGCCCAGATGCTGGCCGACATTGCAGAGACGGAGGGTTCGGATACCGATGAAGAACCGGCCAGCGATGAGGATGATGATGTCCCAGAGCCTCCCAAGCAGCCGATCTCCCGCCCAGGGGACGTCTGGCAACTGGGCCCGCACCGCCTGATCTGCGGCGACACCAGCGATCCGACGGTGATCGCCACTTTGATGCAGAACGAGCAGGCCAGCCTGTGTTTCACCTCCCCGCCCTACGGCAACCAGCGCGACTACACCTCCGGCGGTATCGCTGATTGGGATGGCCTGATGCGCGGCGTGTTTGCGCAAGTGCCCATGGCCGCCGATGGCCAGGTGCTGGTCAATCTGGGTCTGATCCACCGCGACAACGAGTTCATCCCGTATTGGGACCAGTGGCTTGATTGGATGCGGACACAAGGCTGGCGGCGCTTTGCCTGGTACGTCTGGGACCAGGGGCCAGGGATGCCCGGCGACTGGCAAGGACGTCTCGCACCGAGCTTCGAATTCATCTTCCACTTCAACCGGCAGACCCGCAAACCCAACAAGACGGTGCCCTGCAAGTTCGCTGGTCAGGAGACCCACCTGCGCGCCGACGGATCCTCAACCGCCATGCGTGGCAAGGATGGCCAGGTCAATGGCTGGACCGCTGCGGGTCAGCCGACGCAGGACCACCGCATCCCTGACTCGGTCATCCGGGTCATGCGCCACAAGGGAAAGATCGGCAAGGACATCGACCACCCAGCTGTGTTCCCGGTGACGCTGCCGGTGGAGGTAATCGAGGCCTACACCGATGAAGGCGAGATCGTGTTTGAGCCCTTTGGCGGTAGCGGTACCACGTTGATGGCCGCCCAGCGCACTGGTCGCGTTGGCCGTGCCGTAGAGATCGCGCCTGAGTACGTGGATGTGGCGCTGATCCGTTTCCAACAGAACTTCCCCGGCGTGCCGGTGACATTGGCCGCCACAGGCGAGACCTTTGAGGCCATCGCCCAACAACGACAAAGCGAATCCACTCATGTCTGAACCTTGGCTTTCCACCCACATCGAGCGCTGGCCGACGGCCAAGCTTGTGCCCTACGCCCGCAACGCCCGCACCCACTCCGAAGAGCAGGTGGCACAGATCGCTGCCTCCATCGTCGAGTTTGGCTTCACCAATCCGATCCTGGCCGGGTCCGATGGCGTGATCGTCGCCGGTCACGGACGGCTGGCCGCCGCACAAAAGCTCGGTCTGGACGCCGTGCCCGTGGTGGTTTTGGATCACCTGACCCCCACCCAGCGTCGCGCGCTCATCATTGCGGACAACCGCATCGCAGAAAACGCCGGTTGGGACGACGCCATGCTGCGCATCGAACTGCAGTCACTGCAGGAGGATGGTTTCAATCTGGACATCACCGGCTTCGATGCCGATGCCCTGGCCGAAATCATGGCGGGCGAAGAGACCACGGTCGATGGCCAGACGGATGACGATGCCGTTCCCGAAGTGTCGGCCACTGCCATCTCCCGCCCGGGTGATGTTTGGGAGCTGGGCAATCACCGGCTGGTGTGCGGCGATGCCACGGACCCCAAGAGCTACGAGCTGCTGATGGCCGATGCCAAGGCAGACATGATCGTGACAGATCCGCCCTATAACGTGGACTATGCCAACAGCGCCAAGGACAAAATGCGCGGCAAGGACCGCCCGATCCTGAACGATAACCTGGGCGATGATTTCTACGATTTCCTGCTGGCGGCCATGACGCCGATGCTGGAGCGCTGTAGCGGAGCCGTCTATGTGGCCATGTCATCCAGCGAACTCGACACGCTGCAGTCTGCATTCCGCGCTGCCGGTGGCAAGTGGTCCACGTTCATCATTTGGGCCAAGAACACCTTCACGCTCGGCCGCGCCGACTACCAGCGTCAGTATGAGCCCATCTTGTATGGCTGGCCCGAAGGAGAGAACCGCCACTGGTGCGGGGATCGCGATCAGGGCGACGTGTGGAACATCAAGAAGCCTCAGAAAAACGACCTGCACCCGACCATGAAGCCGGTGGAACTGGTCGAGCGGGCCATCCGTAACTCCAGCCGTCCGGGTGACATCGTGCTGGACCCGTTCAGCGGTTCGGGCACCACCCTCATCGCCGCAGAAAAAACCGGTCGTATCGGTTGGCTGATCGAGCTCGATCCCAAGTACGTGGATGTGATTGTGCGCCGCTGGCAGGACTGGAGTGGGCAGGAAGCCTACCGGGAAGCCGACGCGGTCAAGTTCAACGACCTGGCGGCAGTGGCAGGCGTGACGATTACAGCAGACCAGGAGGCCGACGCATGAAGCAGTCGCGCCTGATGTCCATGGTGGAGTCGCTCGCCAATGTGCTAGTGGGTTACGGGGTGGCGGTGGTCACGCAGATGGTGGTGTTCCCCCTGTTCGGCCTGGCAGTGACCGTCACTGAGAACTTGCTGATCGGCTTGATCTTCACGGCCGTCTCGATCGTGCGCAGCTACGCGCTGCGCCGGGGCTTCGAAGCCCTGCGGGTGCGTCAGTCGGCCAGGGATTCTTCGACAATCTCGCAGTGGATCACAAAGCCCGTCAGGTAAGGCAGACCCTTGGGGATGCCGTGTTGCTTGCTGGTGAGGCGTCCGATGGTCCAGCCCATCCAGCGTTGGGTGGCGGCGTGGATCGCATCGTGCAGGTTCGATCCGGCGTGCAGGCTGTTGAGCACATCGTCGGCAAAGTGACGGCCGTGGCGACTGTCGAGAAAGGCGCGTACGGATTCGACGGGCTGGTGGGTGGCGTCTGAAATCGCCGTCATGGCGATGGGCCAGGCCACCTCGGCTTGGTCACGCAGACTGCCAAAAAATCCCCAATTGGGGTTGTTCGTCGCTGGCATCTTGGTGGTGTTCATCATCGGCTCCTTGTCTGTGTTGGAGATGGCTCTATTCACGCGCTGTTCCATCACAAAGCCAAGGCTTTGATTGCAGAAGATGGACAGCGTGGCGGCAGAGCCACTAGCCCAGCCGGGCCGCGTAGCGTGCGTAGTCCCCGCCAGACGGATCGACATACAGATACGGGCGTCCGGGGGCGTGGATTTCGACGCACAGACGTCCCTCGCCCACATAGCCACCCTTGCCGGCCAGCCAGTCGCGCGAGACCAGCAGGTTGGCGGCAAAGCCATCGAACTCCTCGGGTGTCATGGTCCGGGTCTCGGTGACATAGACGATGTAGTCGCCACTGGCGCTCATGTCCTTGAGGTTCTCGGGCTTGCGCGCAAAGGGCAGTCGGATCCCGAGCTGCTCGACCTGAATCTCCTGGCCCTCCCATTGGAGGGCCAAAGGGGTGCGTTCAATGGTGATGGACATGCTGGCCATGACGGGCCTTTCTGGTTGGTGTAGTTGTTGGGCTGTTGGATGGGTACTTGGGACTGGCGGCCTTGGCCAGCAAGGCTTCGACGCCGGCCAGCGCTAGGGTGATCACAGCGTTGTGAAACGCCGCTTCGGCCAAACACGGCGCGAGCCGCGCGTCTTCGAGCAGGCTGTCGATGCTTGGCGCCACCTTGGCCCGTATCGCGGCACACACCGCCTCCTGACGCGCATGGCTGGCGCTGCGGATTTCGGGGCAAAGGCTGATCAGGGTACGAAACGCCTGGTCGGCCAGGCGCTGCCCCAGCTCATCGATGCGCGCCAAGTTGGGACGGGCGTTCATGCGGCCTCCGATTCAGTGGTGGTTGCATTAACAGAAGCCGAGGGTTCGATGCGGTACACCCGCTGACCACCGTCCTCCTTGACTGATGTGATGGTCAGCCCCAGGCGTTTCTTGAGCGTGCCGGCCAATGTGCCGCGCACGGTGTGCTGCTGCCAGCCCGTGGCCTCCATGATCTGAGCGATCGTGGCGCCCTCGGGGCGCTGCAGCAGGCCAATGACCAGGGCCTGTTTGCTCTCGGCGCGGGTACGAACCGGCTTGTCCTTGGCAGGTTGTTGCCAACTGGCCTCTGCACTGGCGACATCGGCTTCGAGTTCCGGATCGTCCAGCGTGATGGTTTGTGGCAAGGCGCCCGGTCGGGGCAGGCCCAGGGCGTCATAGCCCTCGGCGGCCACCACCCAGTCATCGCCGTCAGGCGTGATCAGGGCGCGTTTGAACAAGCCTTCGAGCACCTTGGCACGGGCGCCGCCCTTGATGTGCTCCGGGAACCAGGCGATCTTGCCGCCGCTGTGTTGTACGGCGTGCTCCAGGATGGCCTGCTGGTTGGGGTTGAGTGAGATGGTCATGGCGCCCTCACGCTTGCAGGGCAGCGGCGCTGCCATTGCCAGGATGGACTTTGCGTACGCGATGCACGGTTTGCTTCGGCGCGCCACCGGCGGCACGCAGCCCAGCATCAAACGCGGCCTGCAAGGCGCTCTTGACACCCCAGACGCTCACGTCATGAAAGTCCAGGCTGTCGCGGTGGCGGGTTTGCAGGGTTTCGATGAACAGGTGGTCCAGGGCGATCGATTCGAGCAAGAGCTCGATCTCGTCCGGGGAGAGTGCGGTGGGTTGCTTAGGTTTGGCCATGTGGGGCTCCTTGGTGGGTTGCTTGTCAATCGACATCCGCATTCACGCGCTGTGCGCAACAGAAGCCAAGCTCTTTCTTATCCCGGGTGATTCACTCGCCTTTGCCGCAAAACCCAGCACATCGGAGGTCACCCACTTGCACTGAGTAGATCAACACCATGGGACTGTCCATTCGCGCGTACGCGCGCCACAGAGGCGTGTCGCACGTGGCCGTCAAGAAGGCCATCGATACCGGGCGCATCAGCCAATTGCCGGACGGAACCATCGATCCGGTGGTGGCCGATGCCCAGTGGGCGGCCAACACCACACCGACCCGACGGTCGGTGGCAGATGTCGCCAGTGACAAACCGGCCCCGCAGGTTTCCGCACCTGCCCGCGAGGTTCCCCAGACTTCCGCAAAGGTGGTACGGGATACCCCTGAGCCACCCACCCCGGCGCTCTCGAGTGGCGGTACTTCATTACTCCAGGCTCGCACGGTCAACGAGGTGGTCAAGGCGCAGACCAACAAAGTGCGCCTGGCCCGATTGAAGGGCGAACTGGTCGATCGATCACAGGCCGTGGCCCATGTGTTCAAGCTGGCCCGGGCCGAGCGCGATGCCTGGCTCAACTGGCCAGCACGCATCTCGTCGCAGATGGCCGCAGGGCTCGGCGTCGATGCGCACGTCTTGCATGTGGCGCTGGACGCCGCCGTGCGCCAGCAATTGCAGGACCTGGGCGACTTGCAAGCCAAGGTAGATTGACCATGGACGAGCTGTATTACGAAGGCTGGGACGCCATCGAGCGCGCTTGGCGTGAGGGCCTCACCCCCGATCCGCTGCTGACTGTCTCAGAATGGGCCGATAAGCACCGCGTGCTCTCCAGCAAGGCTGCATCAGAGCCGGGCCGCTGGCGCACCAGCCGCACGCCCTACCTGCGCGAGATCATGGATTGCTTGTCGCCCATGTCGCCGATCGAGCGGGTGGTATTCATGAAGGGTGCGCAGGTTGGCGGCACTGAACTGGGCCTGAACTGGGTGGGCTACGTGATCCACCACGCCCCGGGCCCGATGATGGCGGTGTGGCCGACGGTCGAGATGGCCAAGCGAGCCTCCAAACAGCGGATCGACGCGCTGATCGAAGAAAGCCCCGCCATCCAAGAGCGAATCGCTCCCGCGCGAAGCCGGGATTCGGGCAATACGATTCTCGCCAAGGAATTTCATGGCGGCGTGCTGGTGATGACCGGTGCCAACAGCGCGGTGGGGCTGCGCTCCATGCCGGTGCGCTACCTGTTTCTGGACGAGGTCGACGGCTACCCGCTGGATGTGGAAGGTGAAGGCGATGCGATCTCGCTGGCCGAAGCCCGCACCCGCACCTTTGCCCGGCGCAAGATCCTGATCGTCTCGACCCCGACGATTGCCGGGGCCAGTGCAGTGGAGCGCGAGTTCGAATCGTCGGACCAGCGCCGCTTCTTCGTGCCTTGCCCGCATTGCGACCATCGCCAGTGGCTGCGGTTTGAGCAACTGCGCTGGGAGCGCGGCCAGCCGGAAACGGCGGCCTACATCTGCGAATCTTGCAGCCAGCCGATTGCCGAGCATCACAAGACCTGGATGCTGGAGAACGGCCAGTGGCAGGCCTGCGCGCCAGAACAAGCCGGACGCACGGCGGGGTTCCACCTCTCCAGCCTCTACAGCCCAGTGGGCTGGCGCAGCTGGATCGAGATCGCCCGGGCCTGGGAGTCGGCCGCCATGTCCGATTCCCGCTCGGCCTCAGCGATTAAGACCTTCAAGAACACTGAACTGGGTGAGACCTGGGTCGAAGAAGGTGAAGCGCCGGATTGGCAGCGCCTGCTGGAGCGCCGGGAGGACTATCGTATCGGCACCGTGCCTGCTGGCGGCTTGCTGCTCACCGCCGGTGCCGATGTGCAGAAGGACCGTATCGAAGTCTCGGTCTGGGCCTTCGGGCGGGGCAAGGCCGCGTGGCTGGTGGAGCACCGGGTGCTGATGGGCGACACGGCGCGTACCGAGGTCTGGTCTGCCCTGGCGAAGCTCATGGTTGAGACCTGGACCCACAGCAGCGGCTGCCAGCTGAGCCTGACGCGCCTAGCGCTGGACACCGGCTACGCCACCCAGGAGGCCTATGCCTTCGTGCGCAGCGTGCGCGATGCCCAGCTTATGCCGATCAAGGGCATTGCCGGTGGTGCGGCGCTGATCGGCACGCCCACAGCGGTGGATGCCACCGCCAGCGGCAAGAAGCTGCGCCGGGGCATCAAGGTGTTCCCGGTGGCGGGTGGCATTGCCAAGCTGGAGTTCTATAACAACCTGCGCAAAAGCGCCGAAGTGGCCGAAGACGGCATTACGCCGATCTACCCGGCTGGTTTTGTGCACCTGCCCAAGGTCGATGCGGAATACCTGCAGCAGCTGTGTGCCGAGCAGTTGATCACCCGGCGCGATCGCAATGGCTTTGCCCACCGCGAGTGGCAAAAGATGCGCGAGCGCAATGAGGCGCTCGACTGCTATGTCTACGCCCGGGCGGCCGCAGCGGCTGCTGGCCTGGATCGGTTCGAAGACCGGCACTGGATCGAATTGGAAAAACAACTCGGCGTTGGCCCTTCAGCCATCGCCATATCCACTGACACACCTGAGGCCACCCGAGAACAGCAATTCGACGGTGGCCTTGTGACTTCTGGCAGCGCCAAACCGAACCCGCGTCGGGTGGTGCGAAGCAAATGGATGAATTGAGGATGACCTGAGCATGACCTACACCCCCGAACACCTGCAAGCTTTGCGCGAAGCGCTGGCCAGCGGCGAGCACCGCGTGACCTACGACGGCAAAAGCATCGAGTACCGCAGCGTTACCGATTTGAAGGCTGCGATTGCCGAAGTCGAAGCCACCATCGCCCGTGAATCCGGCGCACCCAAATCACGCCAGATCCGCGTGACCACGAGCAAGGCACTCTGATGGCCTGGCTCAAAAATCTGCGTCGCCGCATGTTCGGCGGCACACCCGTCTACGACGGCACCGGCGGCGGTCGGCGTGCACTGGCCTGGATGCCCAGCAACCCCGGTGCGGTGGCCGCCCTGTCGCTGGCCCAAGACGAACTGCGCGCCAAAAGCCGTGACCTCGTCAGGCGCAACGCCTGGGCAGCGGCGGGCATCGAAGCCTACGTGGCCAACGCCATCGGCACCGGCATTAAACCGCAGAGCATGGTCCAAGACCAGGCCACGCGCGAAGCCATCCACAGCCTCTGGTGGGACTGGTGTGAGCAGGCCGATGCCGCAGGGCTGACCGACTTCTACGGTCTCCAAGCACTCGCCACCCGCGCCATGCTCGAAGGGGGCGAGGCACTGATTCGGTTGCGCTACCGCCGCACCGAAGATGGCCTGCCGGTGGCGCTCCAGATCCAGGTACTGGAAGCCGAGCACCTGCCAACCAGCATGAACCGGGATCTACCCGGTGGCAACGTCATCCGCTCCGGCATCGAATTAGATCGGCTGGGGCACCGGGTGGCCTACCACCTCTACCGCTCGCACCCCAATGATGGCTTGCTGGCACCGATGTCGAGCAATGCGGGTGGCGGTGGCATGGACACCGTGCGGGTGGATGCCAGTGAAGTGATCCACCTGTTTCGCCCCTTGCGTCCCGGCCAGATCCGGGGCGAGCCTTGGCTCACTCGGGCGCTGGTGAAGCTCAACGAGTTGGATCAGTATGACGACGCGGAGTTGGTGCGCAAGAAGACGGCTGCCATGTTCGCCGGCTTCATCACCCGCATGGCCCCTGAAGATAACCTGATGGGCGAGTCGGCAGCAGATGCCAACGGTGTGGCGCTCGCGGGCATGGAGCCGGGCACGCTGCAGATCCTGGAGCCAGGCGAGGACATCAAGTTCTCAGCTCCAGCGGATGTCGGCAGTTCCTACGCTGAATTCATGCGCCAGCAGTTCCGCGCGGTGGCCGCTGCCATGGGCATCACCTACGAAATGCTCACGGGCGACCTGACGCAGGTGAACTACTCCTCGATCCGGGCGGGTCTGCTGGAGTTCCGTCGTCGGTGCGAAGCCCTTCAGCACGGTGTGATCGTGCACCAGCTGTGCCGACCGATCTGGCGCGCCTGGATGGACCAGGCGGTGTTGGAAGGCGCACTGGATTTGCCCGGCTACCGCAAAGACCGCCGCGCCTATCAAGCCGCCAAGTGGATTCCACAGGGTTGGAGCTGGGTCGATCCGCAGAAGGAATTCAACGCCATGAAGCTGGCGATCCGCGCAGGCCTTATGAGCCGGTCTGAAGCCATCTCCGGCAATGGCTACGACGCCGAAGACGTGGACCGCGAGATCGCAGCGGACAACGCCCGGGCCGATGCGCTGGGCTTGGTCTTTGACTCCGATGCCCGGCATGACCAGGTAGCCGCTGCGCCACCCACCGACACCCCAGACGCGCAGCCCACGGATCCCGAGTCCAGTGACCCAGAGGCCGCACCACCCAATAACCAGGACCCCCAACCATGACTTACCTTGCCTCCCGCCTGTTCGGGACGCCCCTGCTGATTCACCGACCCAAGCTGGACGTGATCCTCTCCGTGGTCGGTCAGCGCATAGGCATGGCCGATATCCCCGCCATGCCCTCGATGGACATGACCGTGTACCAACGGCCACCCGCAGCCGCAGCCCCCGAGGGCATTGCGGTGATCCCGATCCACGGCTCGCTGGTCAAACGCTCGCTGGGTATGGAGGCCGCGTCAGGTCTGACCTCCTACGGCGAGATCGCTGCGATGTTGGATGCGGCACTCGCCGATCCCCAGGTGAGTGGTGTGCTGCTGGACATCGATTCTCCCGGTGGCGAAGCCTCGGGCAGTTTCGAGTTGGCCCGCCGTGTGCGCGAGGTGGCAGCCATGAAACCCGTCTGGGCGGTGGCCAACGATGCCGCGTATTCAGCGGCCTATGCGATTGCAGCCAGCGCCCAGCGCCTGTTCGTGACCGAGACGGGCGGTGTCGGCTCCATCGGCGTGATTGCGCTCCATGTCGATCAGTCAGTCAAGGATGCCAAGGACGGCTACCGGTTTACGGCCATCACGGCGGGTTCCCACAAGAACGACTACTCACCTCACGAGCCCTTATCGGATACCGCCAAGACCGAGCTGCAAGGGGAAGTGGATCGGCTGTATTCCATCTTCACCGATCACGTGGCCGCCATGCGCGGCCTGGATCTGGACGCCGTGCGAGCAACCCAGGCCGGACTCTTCTTCGGCACCAATGCCGTGGCCCAGGGTCTTGCCGATGGCATCCAGACGCTGGACGCCACCCTTGCCGAATTCCATCGATTTATCAACGCCCGTAACCATTCGCCGTCTCAGGTGCGGGGCGTCATCCGTGCTGAGGCGGCGTTTCCCCACAAGGAGTTATCCATGTCTGAACTGCAAGAAACCCCCGACAAAAGCCTCTCTGAAACCATCGGCGTTGATGAGGCTGCGGTGCTGGTCGCTGAAGCCCGCCGCGAGGTGACCCAGGCTGCCCAGGCCATCGCCGAGGTTTGCCTGCTGGCCGGTTGCCCTGACCGCGCGGCCGAGTTCATCGCCGCTGGCAAGACCGAGGCCGATGTACGTCGCGTACTGATCGACACCCGTGCGGCACGTTCCGAGGCCGCTGACATCCGATCGACCATCACCGTGGATGCCGGCACCCAAAAACTCGACCGCCCGGAGGCCTCGCCCATCGTGGCCGCCGTCAAAAAGCTCACGGCCCAGGCCTGACGCACCCGACCCAGAAAGGACTGAACCATGACCCCCATCACCGAACAAAACAACCTCGGCGACCTCTTGAAGTACGAAGCCCCCAACCGCTATTCGCGTGACGTTGCCACCATTGCCGCTGGCCAGAACCTGCCCTTGGGCACGGTGCTCGGACGCAATGCCAGCGATGGCAAACACTACGCCATCGACCCGGCCGCCACCGACGGCACCGAGTCCGCCATCGGCGTGCTCGCCAACGCCATCGATGCCACCAACGCCGACCGCAGCGACGCCATCCTGATCGCCCGCCACGCCATCGTGGCCAAGACTGCGCTGGTCTGGCCGATCGCGCTCACCGGGGCCCAGCGCATTTCCTATGAGCAGCAGTTGGCCGAGCGTGGCGTGCTGGTGCGTGAATCCGCCTGACCTACGTCCTAAACCCGCCCGTCTTTCATCCCCGAACCCGCCTGGCCATCTGGCTTGCGCGGGTTTCGTCATTTTTGGAGCCCCGAATGAACAACCCGTTTCTGAACCCCGGTTTCTCGATGGCCAGCTTGACTGCGGCCATCAACCTCATCCCCAACCGCTATGGCCGCCTGGAAGCCCTGAACCTGTTTCCGGCCAAACCCGTGCGCACCCGCCAGATCATCGTGGAGGAGTACGCCGGTCGCCTGAACCTGCTGCCCACCAAGCCGCCTGGCTCGCCCGGCACCGTGGGTGAGCGTGGCAAGCGCAAGCTGCGCTCCTTCGTCATTCCCCATATCCCGCACGACGACGTGGTGCTGCCCGAGGAAGTCCAGGGCATCCGTGCCTTCGGCTCCGAGACCGAAATGGAAGCGATCTCCGGCGTGCTCGCTCGTCACCTGGAGACCATGCGCAACAAGCACGCGATCACGCTGGAGCACCTGCGCATGGGTGCATTGAAGGGTGAGATTCTGGACGCCGACGGCAGCGTCATCAGCAACCTGTTCACCGAATTCCAGATCACGCCGCAGTCGGTCAACTTCGATCTGGCCAACGCCAACAGCGAGATCAAGGGCCACTGCTACGACCTGCTGACCAAGATCGAGGACGCTCTCCAGGGTGAATTCATGACCGGCGTGCATGTGCTGTGTTCGCCTGAATTCTTCCGGGCGCTCACCACCCACAAGGAGGTCAAGACCGCGTACACCAACTGGCAGCAAGGCGCGGTGCTGATTAACGATGTGCGTTCGGGCTTCACCTACGCCGGAGTCACCTTCGAGGAATACCGGGGCCAGGCCGCCTACCTGCAGGCCAATGGGGAGCTTGGAACTCGCCGCTTCATTGCAGCCGGTGAGGCCCATGCCTTCCCGCTGGGCACGGTCGACACTTTCGGCACCTACTTTGCGCCGGCCGACTTCAACGAGACGGTCAACACGCTGGGTCAGTCCCTGTACGCCAAGCAGGCACCCCGCCAGTTCGATCGCGGCACCGATCTGCACACGCAGAGCAACCCGCTGCCCATGTGCCACCGCCCGGGCGTGCTGGTGAAACTCACCTCGGCGTAAACAGGGACATGCAGCACGCCTTTGAGCGGGCGGTCTCACGCCTGTTCGCCCGGCTGGGGGTGCCCGGCACCTACCTGCTGGCCGATGGTCGCGAGATTGCCACGCGGTTCATCGCCAAACAGGCAGATGTCGTCGAGTCTTTCGGCGACACCCGGTTGGCATTGGCCACCCACCGCTTCGATGTGATGGCCCGCGACGTGGCATCTCCCCGCGAGGGCGAGCGTTTCACGGTTGCTGGCCAGATCTATCAGGTGGTGGGTGAGCCTTTGGCCGACCGAGATCGCTTGATCTGGACGCTCACCGGAGCGCCGGTATGAAGCTCATGGCGGCACTCACCGGCAATCTGGATCAGATGTTGGCTGACGAGGTTCGCATTGCCGAACAGGCGGTGACGCACTCCATCCGTGAAGCCACCGATGGCCTCAAGACCGAGCTGCGCAGCCAGATCTCCGGCGCAGGCCTGGGCCAGCGCTTGGCCAACACCTGGCGCGGCGAGGTCTATCCCAAGGGGCAGATGAGCATCAAGGCGGCGGGTCTGGTTTACAGCCGGGCGCCAGTCATCGTCGGTGCGCATGACCAGGGCGCCACCATCCGTTCCAAGGATGGGTTCTGGCTGGCGATTCCGCTACCCGCTGCCGGTAAGGGCCCACGCGGCAAGCGCATGACCCCAGGCCTCTGGGAAAAGATGCGCGGCCAGCGCCTGCGCTTCATCTACCGCAAAGGCCAACCCTCGCTGCTCGTCGCAGAAAACCAGCGTGCCCGCCAAGGCCAGCGCGGTGGATTTTCCGCTGCCTCACAAAAGGCTCAGGCCACAGGCCGAGGTCTGGTCACCGTCCCCATGTTCTTGCTCGTGCCCCAAGTGACCCTGAAGAAGAAATTCGACATCGACAGCAGCTCGCGCCGGTGGATCAGCACGCTGGCCCGTCGCATTGCCAACCGTTTCGATGAAGCCGACCGCAAAGGGGCAACGTCATGAGCCAACGTGAAAACGCCATCGGCGCACTGTTCGCCGTGCTCGGCCAGCTGTCCCTGGGTACCTCAGGCACCACGGTCAAGCGCAACGCCGCCTTGCCTGAGCGCATCGCCGACCACGCCATGGCCATCCTGCGTGACGGTGAGATGGGCGAACCCGAGGTCTCGCTTTCACCGCTGACTTACCACTGGCAGCACCAGGTGGCCATCGAACTCTTCGTGGCCGATCCAGATGCCAGTGCACGCGATGCGCGCATGGACGGCCTGCTGGTCGAGCTAGCCACCCTGATCGACATGGACCGAACCCTCGGCGGCCAGGTCGAGTACGCCGAAATCGGCCCACCCAAATTCGATGAACTGGCCCCCGATGGGACCAGTGGCATCAAGGCCTGCCTGCTGCCCGTGGTCTTGCAATACAGCAGCTCAGGTCCTTTGCACTGACGACGCTGAACTGAAACCCAAATCTGAAGGAGAACAACCTATGGCCCGTGCCTACGGCGCGAACGCCAGCCTCTTGGCCGCGTTCGAAACCACCTACGGCAGCAACCCAGTGGGCGACTACTGGAAGCTGCCTTTCGTCTCCACCACCCTGGGCTCCGAACAGGGGCTGATCGCCAACGACCTGATTGGGCTAGGCCGCGACCCCAGCGCCCCCATCCGCGACGTGATCAAGGTCGAAGGCGACATCGTCGTCCCCATCGATGTGCGCAACATCGGCATCTGGCTCAAAGCCCTGCTGGGTGATGCCATCGTCAGCGGATCCGGCGTGGTCACCCACACCTTCACCTCCGGCAAACCGAGCCTGCCCAGCCTGACGCTGGAGACGGGCTTGCCCGACATCCCGGCCTGGTTTGTGGCGTCCGGCGTCATGGTCAACAGCCTGCAGGTGGGCTTTGCCCGATCTGGTGCTGCGAATGCCACCGTGGGCTTGATCGCCCAGGGCGAAGCCAAGCAGGCCACCACGTTTGATGGCACACCCGCCAGCCGCGACCTGATCCGCTTCAACCAGTTTCAAGGCTCCATCAAGCAGGGCGGCGCGGCACTCGGCAATGTGGTCTCTGCCCAGCTGACCTATTCCAACAACCTGGAGCGCATCGAGACCATTCGCTCCGACGGCAAGATCGACGGCGCCGATCCCACGGTGGCCAGCCTGACCGGCAATCTGGAGGTGCGCTTTGCCGACACCACGCTGATCGATGCCGCCACCAACAACACGCCGCTGGAATTGACCTTTGGCTATGCGATCGACGCCGAACGGCGCCCGACCTTCATCGCGCACGAGGTCTACCTGCCCAAGCCCAAGCTCTCCATCTCCGGGCCGGGCGGCATCCAGGCCACCTTCGAGTGGCAAGCCGCCAAGGCCGCCGGAGTGGCTCGCATGCTCACCGTCGAACTGGTCAACGACGTGACCACGTATTGATTCACTCCCAGGACATTTCCATGATCAAACTGAACATCTCGCGTGAACCGCACTGGATCACGCTCGCCGCAGGCGTGCGCCTGCAGGTCCGCCCCGCCACCACGGCGTTGGTGATGGCCGCGCGCCACGCCGCCTCCAAGGTGGCTGGCACCGATACCGCTGCGGCCGGCGAACGCACCGCCACCCTCATCACCGAACTGGCCAAGCTGGCCGTGCTCGCCTGGGAGGGTGTGGCCGATGACAAAGGCAAACCGGCCGCCGTCACCCCCGATGGGGTGGCTGCCCTGATGGAGCACTGGCTCTTGGCCGATGCCTTCGAGCGTGAATACCTCGCCGGCCTCTACGTCCTGGATGCAGAAAAAAACGTCTGAAGGCCCGTACCGCGTGGCACTTCGGTGGCGGGCCGAGCTACTGCGGTGCCTGCCCTGATCCGTGCCCCGAGTGCCCGTACACCATGAACGCGCCCCAAAGCCTGGATGGCTGGCAAGCCGCCAGTGCGATTGAAGTCTGTGCCAGTCAGTTGCGCATGGCCCAGGGCCGTGTGGTCGGACTGGATCTGAACGCCTGGATGCTGGCCTGCGAAAGCACCGGTCTGGACAAAGCCACGGCGATCGATCTCTTCCCGGCGGTCGAGGCGGGCCTGATGAGCACCTTGCAACAAGACGAATAGTCCAACGATTCACACGACGACTGAATTCCCCCATGGCTGAACGCAACCTCTCCATCCGCCTGTCCGTGGTCGACGGCGGCAAGGTCAAGGCCGAGCTGTCCGAGATCGGTGAGAAGGGGGAGCGCTCGCTCAAAAAAATCGAGGCGGCTGCCACGCCAGCGTCCGGTGGCCTGAAGCTCCTGTCGTCGGCAGCCAACGACGCTAAGTTCCAACTGCAGGCCGCCACCGACCGGCTCGGGATGTTGGGCTCGGTCCTGGGCAAACTCGGCCCCGCCGGTCTGATTGCCGGGGCCAGCATCGCCGCACTGGGCGTGGGCATCACCGCCCTGGTCATGCCGGTGGCCCGTGTGGGCGATGAGTTCTTCAAGCTCTCGCAAAAGACCGGGGTCTCGGTCGAAGCCCTGACCGCACTCGATTACGCCGCCAAGCTGTCGGATGTCAGCACCGAAGGCCTGACCAAAGCCTTGCAAAAACTGTCGGTCGCCATGTTCGACACCCAGATCAATGGCGTAGAAGGCAGCGCCGCGCTCAAAGCCCTGGGGGTGTCGGCCACCGATGTGCATGGACAGATTCGTCCAACCGAGCAAGTCCTGCTGGATTTGGCCGACAAGTTCTCTGCTATGCCCGATGGCGCGGACAAGGCGGCGCTGGCGGTCAAACTGTTCGGCAAGGAAGGCCTCTCCATCATCCCTTTCCTCAACCAGGGGCGCGAAGGCATCACGGCCTTGATGGAAGAAGCCCAGCGGCTTGGCCTGGTCATGTCCGAAGACGTGGCCCGGGCGTCCGAGGTCTTCAACGACAACCTCACGCGCCTCTCGGCCATCTTCGAAGGCGTGCAACGCCAGATTGGTGCCGCCGTCATCCCGGTGCTGGCTGACTTCACCGAGCAGGTGATCCTGGCGCAGGGCGAAACCGGCAGCTTCAGCAACGAGCTGCAGCGCATCACCGCCAACCGGGAGGCCACGCTCGCGTTTCTGGAGTCGGTGGCTTCGGGCCTGGCCTTCATCGCCGAATCGGCGGTACTGGCCAAGCGCGTGATTGCCCAGCCCTTTGACAGCCTGTCGGTGGTGGGCAAAGACATCGAGACCTGGTTCAAGACGGACCTGCTGCGCTCGATGAAGTCCATGGGCTACGACCCCAAGGTCATCGATGCCGAGATTGCTAAGTTGCAGGGTGCTCGTGACGACTATGTGCGTGCGGCCAACGACCGGCTCTTCAACATCAACCAGAACCCCGGCTATGTGGACCGGGTACAAAAATTCTTCGATGAGCAGCGCCGCACGGTGCGCGTCATGGGCCAGAAGTTCGTGCTGGACAGCGAGGCGCAGGCCAAGGAAGTCCAAGCCATCTACGACAAGCTGCTGCCGACCCTGCCGCGCAAGCCCCGCCCGATGCTGGACCTCTCTGGCTTCGAAAAGCCGAAGCCCGCAGAAAAACTCAACGAAGGTGAGGCCTTCCTCAACCAGCTGCGCGCACGCCTGACCCGCACCCAAGACGGCGAAGCCGCCGAGCTGCGCGCCCGAGCCCTGCAAATCGAAGCCAAGGGTTACAAGGGAGTAGCCGCCGAGGCCGAGCAATACATCCAGGTGCTCGAAGCCATCGAGCGCCAGAAGGAGGCCAACAAGGCTTTCGACGCTTATGAGAAGGAGGAGGCCGCCTCGCGCAAGATCACCGAAGGGCTGATCGGTAGCAATCGCCAACGCATTGAAGCCCTGCAACTGCAGCGCGAGATGCTGGACCTGAATGACACCGAACGGGCAGTCCTGCAAGCCCGCACCGATCTGGAAAAGGCCGCTGCTACTGTCCGCAAAGAAGCCAATCAGATCGAGGATGCTGGCCTGCGTGTTCAAACGCTGGAAGCCATCAACGACGCCTTGGCTAGGCAGCTGCCGATCGTCGAAGACCTGGTGCGGGCCAATGCCGAGTACCAGCGCAGCTTTGAATACGGCGCCAAGTCAGCGCTCAAGTCCTACATCGACGACGCGACCAACGCGGCCAAACGGGCACAGCAGGTGACGGTCAGCGCCTTCCGCTCCATGGAAGATGCGCTCACCCGCTTTGTGATGACCGGCAAGCTGGACTTCCGCAGCCTGGCGGATTCCATCGTTGCCGACCTGGTGCGCATCCAGATCCAGCGCGCCATCACCTTGCCGCTGGCCAACTGGCTGGGCAGTGTGATCCCTGGCATGGGTGGTGGTGCTACAGGCTCCGCCTTCCCCGCGGGCAGCAGCGACCTGATGGGCACCA